TATGGGTGGCTTTGATACACAGGTTAAATCTGCTCAGGCTATCTTTGCTTCTGCATTACGAGATGTTATCTCTGTATGTTTTGAAGTAGATGAAAAGTTCTTTGATGTTGAAAAGACAATCCGTGGTGTAGATGCAGGTTCTCCTTACAGCCTTACATACAAGCCAGGCAAAGACATTAAAAGCGACTTTACTGCTGATGTTCGATATGGCATGCTTGCTGGTCTTAATCCAGCACAAGGACTTATTTTTATGTTACAAGCATTAGGCGGTGGATTAATTTCTACAGACCTAGCAATGCGTGAACTACCATTTGGTATTAACGTAACACAAGAGCAAGAAAAGATTGAAATTGAAAATATGCGTAAAGCACTTGTTAGTTCTTTGCAAGCATATACACAAGCAATTCCACAAATGGCTGTACAAGGTGGGGACCCATCGGGCGTGGTAAAGAAAATTGCTGGAGTAATTAAGGCTCGTCAACGTGGCATACCAGTAGAGGATGCGGTTGAAGAAGTCTTTGCGCCAGAATTACCTCCTGCTGGTGCACAGGTTGAGCAACCGTCCCCTGTTCCCGCAGCGCCAGCAGGAGGCGCACCTCAAGGTCCACAAGGTCCAGCACCACTACAAAGTCTTTTAGCAAGTTTAACATCAGGCGGAGAAGCCTCAGCATCAGCAAGGACAGTTACGCGTAGATAATTAGAGGAGGGGACAATGACAACGCTTGTAGCAATTCAGGGAAATGGTTGGGCAGCAGTTGGCTGTGACTCTCGTTCATCTGGTGATGATGGTCGCTTTATGGAACTGGCAACACATAAGATTATTGAAAACAATGGAATCTTAATTGCAGGTTCTGGTGCTAGTCGTGGTTCTAATATTTTGCAGTTTGGGTGGAAAGCCCCTAAGCCACGTGCTACAGATGACTTAGATGTGTTTATGACACAGACGTTTATACCAGCAATGCGTAAGTTATTTATTGATTCTGGTTATGACATGAAAGAGGACGGAGACGCAGCAGCACATGATTCTCAATTTCTTGTTGTCGTTCGTGGAGTTATTTATCCTATCTTTGAAGATTATTCTTGGGACCGCGATGTTCGCGGTATCTACTGTTCTGGCTCTGGTGGTGACATTGCTCTCGGTGCCATTGAGGCTTTTGCTAATTCTAGAAAGCAAACTACGCCGAAGGTGGCGGAAATAGATATTAGAATGGCGATTAAGATTGCATCTCGTTGGGACATCCACACTGCTGAGCCAGTTGTGGTAAAGATACAAAGTGCAAAATGAGTAAAGAGTTTAGAAAAAAAATAGAAGAAGCGTTAAGAATCCTTGTAGATGAGGATGAGAAGGGGACTGACTTTATCTGCACCAACTGGTTAATTATAACTGAGTGGGCAGACTACGAAGGGTCCCGATATTTACACACAGAAGTTAGCGATGCCATGACACCGTGGAACGCATACGGCATGATGAAGATGGCACAAGAGTACAACAGCGAAGTGCTTGGTACTAAACACGAACCCATTGAAGAAGAGGAGGATGAAGAGTGACAACTGCACCAGAAAATCGTGGTGGGTTCCGCCCAGATGCTCCTCAAAATAATCCAGCAAACATCTCTGCAACAGGTGGCGATGGGCAATCAGGTAATGCCACACAACCTGCAAAGTATATTGCTGGTATGCCATACGGCGAGGGACAAGCAACCATGCAACAACAAATGGCTGCACCTATGCAAGGTACTGAACAAGTTGGAACTAGTCGTTTAGACATTACTCCATTGACTGCTGAAACAAAGTTTAAGGATGAACCAATTACTGCTGGTGCAGATTTTGGTCCTGGTCCTGATTCTAGTATTTTAAATCTTCCTAGTACTGAGCAAACAGTTCTTTCTGTTATTAGAAAGATTGCACAGCAAGACCCAACTGGTGATACAGAATTAATTTATCGTATGCTAGAAGATAGTGGTGCTTAATGCCAGAGGTGCCATTAGACCCATCTGTAGCACAGTTAAGTCCTAACTTTTATTCTGCTGCTATTAAATCAACCCTTGATGCTAAGTCAAGACTTATGGTTGAGCAATTATCTCAAAGCCACAAAAAGGGTAAAGAGTTACTTAAACTAAGTGACAAAAAAGCACGTGAAGAGTTTTTAAAACTTGACCCAATTGTGCAGAACAACATTCGTTATATTTATTCTGACAAAGAACAATTCTTACCAGAACAAGGTTTATTAGGTAAGGTTGTTCAAGGCATTGGTAAAGCAGCAATGGGAAGTGTTACCGCTGTTGCTAGCCCATTTATTGCAGCATTTAAAGTTGCAGAAGAATACGGACAGGCATTAAATACAGCAAACATTGTTCGTGTTCAAATGCAGCAAGGTAAACCATTTACAAAGAAACTTCTTTCAGATTCTTACAATGGATTAAACTCTTGGCGTTGGGATAAAGTTGCTAAGTTTGAAAAGCAATATGGAAAAGCGTTAATTACTTTAGCAAGAGGTAATGCAGAAGGTCGCACAATTGGTGAGTCAATTGATGAGTACGGACCAGTTGATGCTGACATGTATGCCGCTATTCAATTCATGGGCGATGAACCTGCCAAGTTTGACAACTTGTTAAATACACTTAAGTTGGAAACTCAAGTTTCACCAGGTCGTGACTTTGCAAATAAAATGCCAGCAAACAGTACTACTGTTAATAAAAATCACTGGGCCGTTAAGTTTACTAAAATGTTGGGCATTGATGTTTCAACTAAGCAGGGTGTAACAAAAGCCAAAAAACTTGTTTCAGGTCCAGTTGATGCTATTTATCAGGTTGCTATTGACCCGTTAACTTATGTTGGTGTAGGCCCAGCGGCTAAAGCATTTACCAAAGGCGTAGATGGTATTCAAGTTGGGGCAAAAGAAGCCATGCAATTTGTTGGTTTAAAGTCTCGCGGACAAAGAATGGCAGACCAGTATCAGTTTATTTCTGAAAAGGCTGGTACTGCTGCTGCTGGAATGGACTGGGCATTTCGCCAACCAGAAGTTATTAACCTTTGGGATAACGAATTAGGTCCTTTGTTTAGACGATACACAGAGGCTGAAAGTCCAACGCGTAAATCTCAAATATGGAACGAGATTAAACAAGGCTACCCTGAATATCGCAACAGAGAGTTAGTAAAATTAGTTTCAACAGAAATGAAAAAAACTAACGACTGGAACGCCAACGGCGCTAAGCGATTCTTTACACAAGTAGACGACTTTGACACTTTGCTTTCAGGTCCAGTTGATGGTGTTTCATTCCGCCGTGATGGTATTCCTGTTGCTCGTTTTTATAGAAACATGACATCTGCAGTTCACAGAACTGCCTATGATTTGTTTAATCCTACTATTGGTGCAAAAGCAACCGATGAAGCAATTCGTCAAAATGACGAAGGCTTAAAGTCTATTATGGATACTTTAAAAACAGTATCTAATGACTCAGAAGTTTTACTTAATCCAAACATTGAAGATATTTTCCAATTGCAAAGCAATGTAAAAAGTGCACGTAAGATTGCTTATCAAATTGGAACTGGTTTAAGCCGCTCACCTGGTCGTATCCTTTGGGGCGACAACTCTATTAAGACAGTTGAGAGCGTAAGAAACCTAGCCAATCAGGTAATGGATACAAAATTTGCTGACGCTTTTGCTGAGGCATACCCAAATGAATCAGCAGAAGTTCAGATTACAATGATTCGTAATCTTTACAATGCATTCATGATTAAAATTGGAATGTATGGTAGCCCTGGCGGTAAGGCTCAAGCAGAAGAAATCCTTGCTAAAACCTTTAACGAAACAGGTATGCTTTCTACAACAAGAAGCGAAGTGCCTCTTGAGTGGGTAGATGAAATTAGTCCTAATCTAATTCGCTATGAAAATGATATTCCATTCCAAGCATCAAAGGGAATTATTGAGCCATCACAAATGACAGATGGTATAGCACCACTTCCTTACGATTTGTTGTATCAGTATGCTGCTACATCTAAACTAAGTGAAAAAACTAACTTTACAAACCTACTTGGCGGTGCAACAAGAAACAATTTTGTCCGTAAGTATACAGACTTTTGGGCAGACCTAACACTGTACCCACGTTTGGGTATACGTTCTGCTATTGATGAAACATTTTTCTTCTTTATGTATGCTCCATACTATGATGTCAAGGCATTTCTTAAGGGCGAAGCAATATTTCCAACAAGAGCCTTAACATCTATTACTGGTTCAAGAGCAGCACAGGGTCAGTATGCCCGTGCTTTGTATAAGGTCATGAAAAACCTTGACCCAACTAAAAAGTTTAGCCCAGAGGTTCGTTATAACGCTATTAGAAAATTAGCGGAAATGGAATCTGTTAAGCGTGGATACAATGTTCCACAGGCAGAAATCTCAATGGCACTAATTCGTGAAGACATGGTTTACCGTGCTCAGAATTTATACAAAAACACTGTTTCAGAATCAACTTGGAAAAACATTGAAAAGTTAATGCGTAATAATCCAGTTGTATTTGAGTCAATGATTAACTCAATGGGTGCACGTTCTTCTATATCTGGAAAAATAGATGTAGATTTTATTGATTCAATGTTTACTCCTAGCAATTTAAGCAAGATGATGACAGATGCTGGGCTTGTAAAGAGTGGTAAGTACACTCCTCGACAGGTTTCAGAAATGTCAGAGTCAGCCATTGCTGTGACTCACTTTGATAACTGGTCTATTCGCTTTCCTTACAACAGCGAGCCTATTGCACCTGGAATAAAGTTATCTCCAGCCCCAGTTTTTTATAAGCACAATGCATTAAAGACAAAAGATGACTTTGTTGCAGCCCGTAATGAGTTAATGGAATCTATGGGTGTTGGATACAGCGATGAAATTGAAGGCTTTGCTGTAACTAATCCAGAACTAGCCAAAAGATTTCTATCAAAGTTTTCATCAACAGTTTACTATCGCCAACAGGGTGTGCCTGATGAGCAGATTGCACGTATCCATATAGAGAACATGCTTCTTGACATGAGAAACACATTCCACGGCGGTCCAAATACTTACAATGAAGAACTATTTGACTTAGTTAAAAGTAAGTATGCAGAAATTGAAATCTTCCGCATGAAATCTAAGCAGAGTATGGACAATGCTTGGGAAAATGCGTCTGCTGCTATTACTTTTGATGAGTTTCAAAAGGTAACATTAGGTCGCCACCCAGTAAGCGGTGAAATTAATACACGACTTGTTAGCCATGGCGACAATAAGGATATGGCTGTCTTTGAAGAAGAAGGCGGACTGCCTAAGATTCTTGAAAAGTTCCAGAACTGGTCTATGGAAGTAATGGATGCGACTGTTACTGGTATGTATCGTCAGAAGGCTTTGTGGATTTACTTTGACCAAAGAATGGATAGCCTTGTTCCTTACGAAAACATGCTACGCAACCGCATGGAAAAGGAATTAATTGAGCAGGGTATGTCGCCAGCACTGGCTAAAACCAGAGCAGCAGCACATGCTGAAAAACAGACTGTTGAAATTGCTTTTAAAGACTCAAGCGAAAAACTTTTAGAGTATGTAGATAACCCAGAAGTTAAGTCTAACTTTGCGGTATCAGTTCGTTCTGTTGGTAGATTCTACCGTGCAACAGAAGACTTCCATCGCCGTATGTATCGTCTATTTACAAAGGCACCATTGCGTACTTTGTATCGTTTGCGTTTAATAAACACTGGTTTAGATGCAGCAGGAGATGTTTACGAAGATGATAAGGGAGACAAGTATGTTGTATTCCCTACAGATACTATTATTAACTCTGCAATTGAACCAGTTATTCGTACCCTAACTGGCAACAAGACATTTAACATACCAACATTTAATGACATTACATTAAAGTTACGTTTGATTAACCCATCTTTTGCACCAGATGCTGGTCAACCAGCGTTTGCTGGTCCTATTGGAGCAGTAAGTATTCTTTCTCTTCGTGCACTACTGCGTAATATAGTTCCATTTGCAGAAAGAATTATACCTGGCAATCAAGAAGGTATGGTTGAATCACTACAACCTAGATTTGAAAAAGCCGCTGACGTAGTTGGTCAGATTGGATTGGGTAACTTTGCCGATTCAATGACATTTAGAAAAGCAATAACACCTATGTTGGTTGATACAAGTATGGGTGCACTATCAACGCTTACTCCATATGAGTGGGATAGGCAGTCTACAACTGCAACCCTTCAGGCAATGGCTTATTTCCAGGCTAATGGACTAGGTATTTCAGAGGATGCTACAGCCGAAGAAAAGAAAAAGTACATTGACAATCTAAAGATTTCTGCTAGCAACATTATTATTGCTCGCACTATCTTGGGTTATATATCTCCAGGTATGCCAACATTTAAGGAAAGTAAAGACCTACCTGCATACATGCGTAAAGTTGGTATTACATCCTTTAAGGCAGAGTTCTGGGATATCTATAATGGTATTCTTCGTAATGCTGGTGATGATGTTAGTGATGTATTTGACCTAGCAGTTGCTACATTTGTAGGTAAAAACCCAGGCAAAATAATCTGGACAGTGCCACGCACTGAAAAGGAATACAAGGTATTTATTGCACAGACAACTGAAGTTAAAGACTGGGCTATTAAAAACAAGTCTTTTGTAGATACCTACAAGGAAGTTGCTTATCTGTTTGCACCACGTGCTGGTGATTACAACTCAGATGTTTATAACTGGTTGCAGGCAGAGGGTTTAATTAAGTTACCAGAGTTTGAAGATTACTTACTACGCCTTCAAATTGCAGAGGATAAAGAAAAGTACTTTGAAATCAGCAATGAGTTGGAAAAAAGACTTGAAACAGTTGGCATAACACAGGAACGTAAAGAGTTAATTAACATTGCTGCTCAGTCTAAAAAGGATTTGATTACTTCTAACCCTTATCTAGAGGCTGCCATTAATGGTTCTATTAATGAGCGTGGCGAACTAGGCAAGAAGTTTAAGTCTCTTAATGAAGCAATCAATAGCAATAAGACTCCTGTTGACAAGCAGACTCGCAAGGCAATGAAACTAATTCTTGAAGAAGTTGCATCCTTTGTGGTTATGGCCAACGATGAATCAATGGGTAGACGCTATGACTTTACTCAAATTAAAGAGCAAAGAAAAGCAGAGATAGTAGAAATTATTGATGAGTTAGTTAAGTCTAGTCCAGCAATTTCTGAAGCAAACAGATTAATATTTAAGCCATTGCTTAATTCATATTCAAGAGATGTTAATACAGCAGGTCCTACGGAGGTTAACAGATAATGGTCGCACGTTCACCAGACCAAGCCCGTGCTCAACAGGCTGCTAAAGATAAGGCTAATGCTAATAAGGCTAATGCTAGCCGTGACCAGAAGAACTCCCTTGAAACAAACTTTGGTGGAACACAGCCAAAATACTTTTTAGACTTTGACCCATATGGCAGAGTTCGTATTCTTCAGACTCTTATTGGTGGAGAACCAGAACAAAGATTTTTAATAATTAATCCAAATGGTGTTGACTATAGTTTTGCCAACAAAACACAAGTTGTTAAGGCAATTCGTGGACTATATAAAAATCAAAAGGAAGCACTACGAAAGCAACTGCTTGATTTAGGTTATATAACAGAGCGAGAGTTTGATACTCGTAGTGAAACCGCGCTTAATAGCGGTGTGTTATCTGCTGCCAATGAGTTTACAACAGAGGTTGTAGATGCTTACACCGTAGAAGGCACAACAAAGTTTCCTACATTTGACAAGTGGTTAAGTGGCAGACCAGCCGCTGCTGGTGATGGTGGTAAGAAAGACCTACCAGTCCGTGATATTAACCTTATGGACCGCGATGTAGTAGAGGCAATTGTTAGAGATGTCTACATGTCTGAACTACAAAAAGAAGTAGACCCAGGAATTATTAAAGCCAAGACTGACCGCTATATGGAGCAGATTAAAAAGGGTACTTTAACTACCATAAAAGAAGGTAGCAAAGAAGTAACTAGAACTTCAACGGTTCCTTTTTCTGAAGCACAGGTACGTGCTGAACTAGGTGAAGAGATACCAAAAGAAAATACTGTGGATTACAACAGAGCACAGAGTCTTAACTTTCTTACTTTTTTATCAGGATTGGAGCGTAAGTAAATGGCGGACTTGGCTACCCTTCAACAACAATATGATGATGAATTAAGAGCAATTAATGCTATGCCATCAGGGGCTGCAAAAACAAGAATGCAGTTGGATTTTGAAACCAAGTATCCTAATGGCAGGCCAACAAAAGTAGAAAGTACTGACAACGAAGGCGCAGCAGCAGCATTAGCATATGGCATAACAGAGTCTTTAATTACTGCCTTTCCAGAACTACGTCCTATCTACGAAAAGTTTTTGGCTAAGGATTATGCTGGTGCTAGATTAGATTACTTTGCAAGTAAGTACTATCAAAACCTAACTGATTCTGCCAAGACTCGACAGGGATTAAAGGCAACAGCACGTGGTCAATACGACCAACAACTAGAAGCATACCGTTTAAATCAGCGTAAGCGTTTAACTGCTAAGGGTATTAACCTAGATGATGAATCTTTTAATCTTTTTACAGAAACTGCATTTGATTCAGGGCTAGATGAAAATCAATTAGATATTAGAATTCTTAATTCTGGAAAGTTTGGGCCAATTGGTGGCTCTACACTTGGATTGGTTAATACACTTAAAGCCTATGCTGATGATTACGGTGTAAACAATCTATTAAACCAGTCGTTCTGGGACCAGAAGTCTATGGATTTATTTGCTGGCAGAATTACAGAGGATAACCTAGAGCAAGAAATTCGTAACCTATCTGCTAGTGCCTATGCTGCTTATGCACCTGGCATTATGGCTGGTCGCACCCTTGCTTCACAAACATCTGCAATTAAACAAACATATGCAAACCTATACGGTTTAGACCCAGATGCTGTGTCTTACGATACCCCAAACTTTATGAAGTTGCTTCAATATATAGACCCTAGAACTAAGCAACCAGCACCTATTCCTTTATGGGAAGCAGAAAAAATTATTAAATCTCAAGATGATTGGTTGTATTCAAAGCCCGCTCAAGACCAATTTAACCAGGTTGGTGTTGGAATCCTTAAAGAATGGAAACTCATTTAATGGCTGATGCAAGCGTTGCGTTAAGAAAACTTCAGTCAGGTCAACCATTAACTGATGCAGAAAAGAAAGTTCTTGGAATATCTGTAACTGTTGTTGCCCCTACTCCTACTCCATTATCTAGTGTTGCAAATGATTTTATGGAAGAGGCTATTCCTTTAAATGTTAGGGGAAGTACGGGCGGAACTTCAACTGAAGCATCTAAAATAACACAGGCTGAAATGACTGCTGCTTCTATTGCTGCTGCAAGAGAACTAGCAATGACACCTTATACAGAACTTTCTGCAGCCGAACGTGCTGCAATGAGTCAAGCAGAAAAGACTGCTTATCTTAAGGCAGCCCGTGAAGAAAAAGAACGCCTTGATGCAGAGGAACGCGCAGCATCTAATCCAATGTTTGACTTTACCAACCGCCCTGATGCTCCATCTGACCCAGATGGTAATTTTATTAATTATTACTCTTGGGTTGGTGGAGTAAACTCTGGTGAATGGAGACTTTATCGTGCACCAAACACTTCAGAAAATGTAGCAAAATATGGTTCTCGTTCAATAGGTGGTGAAACTCAAGCAACTCCAGATAGTGCTGTTGGTGCAAATGCTTTAATAAAACAACCACGGCCTCTTAAAGATTCTAATGGAAATATTATTAGTTGGTTTGTTGAAGGTGATGATAGAACAACAACCACTACAACAACTAATCCTACAACTACTACAACTACTACAACAACTAATCCTACAACTACCACTACAACAACTAAGCCTACAACTACTACAGTAACTACTAATCCTACTGTAAGTACTACTACAACTACAACAGTTCCAACTGGATTAGATGCTCAAACTACAGCATTGATTCAATCTTTGCAAAATCAAATTGCATCATTGACCAAACAGGTTACTAGTACAACAACAGCAGCAGCAGAACAAAAAGCACTTGATGAAAAAATACGTAAAGAAAATGCGCTTGCTAGTTTAACTTCTACATTTACTAAATATAACTTGCAGTCTTTAATTCCAAAGATTAAAGAACTAGTTATTAATGGTGCAACTGAATCTACTATTGCTTTAGAATTAGCAGAAACTCCTGAGTATAAGCAAAGATTTAAAGCAAATCAAGAGCGCTTAAAAAAGAACTTAGCAGTATTAGACCCTGGTACTTATATTGGTATGGAAGATTCATACCGCCAAGCATTACGTGCATATGGCTTAAAGCAATTTGATACTGATGATTATGTATCTCAGTTTATTGCTAACGATATTTCTGCTAACGAGTTGTCTAACCGTATTGTTACTGCTGTTCAGCGTGTGCAAAATGCTGACCCAGCAATTACTAAGCAGTTACGAGACTTTTATAACATTGGTCAGAATGACCTTGTTGCCTATGTTCTTGACCCTAACCAGCAATTCCAGAAGATTGAACGTCAAGTTCAGGCTGCTGAGATTGGTGTTGCAGCAGCCCGTCAGGGTATTAATGCTGGCGTTCAGGTTGCTGAGCAATTGGCTGCACAAGGAGTTACTCAAGCACAGGCACAAAAGGGTTATTCAACTATTGCAGATATCCTGCCTGATGCTAAGAGACTATCTGATATCTACGGTACAACCCTTGAAGGTTATGACCTTGGACAGGCAGAGCAAGAAGTATTTAATCAACTTGCCTCTGCTCAGCGTAGACGTCAGAAGTTAACTCAGCGAGAAATTGCAGCATTTGGTGGTTCAAGTGGAACTAACAAAACAAGTCTTACTACATCAAGCGTAGGACAAATCTAAAATCCTGACATGGACCTATCGGCCCCATGCAGCGTAATAGACCGATAGTAGGAGCCAGCCAGTTTCCCCGAACTGAACTGTGGCCTGCGAACTAACAACGAATAGAAGGGTGGGTTGCTATGAGCAACAACAACTGGGATGAAGAAGACGATGACTTTGATATGGACATCGAGAACTCTGATGGAAGTGACTTGGTAAAGAAGTTACGGAAAGCAAAGCGTTCAGACGAAAAGCGTATTAAAGAACTTACAGAGCAACTTGAGGTATTTTCCAAGGCGCAGCGTGAGGCAACTGTCAAAGAAGTCCTAGAAAAGAAGGGCGTAAATACCAAAGCAGCACGGCTAATCCTAAAGGACATTTCCGAAGTTAATGAAGAGTCAATTAATAATTGGCTATCTGACAATGGAGATTTAATTGGATATCAGCCTAAGTCAAATAATGACGAAGTCAATCTTGCAGCATTACGCCAGCAAGATATTGTGACACAGCAAGGTATTTCGCCAGATAAAGTAAATGATATCAATGCTCGACTAAATGGCAATTTTGAGAGCGCTGAAGACTTCATGGCTTTTCTTCAATCACAACAATAATTATCCGTTCATAGTCACTTGGAGGTGACCACACATGCCTAACGCATATACAGATACGTCGAGTACATCATTCGGCGGTACAGTAGGTGGCGCAGGTCTCGTACAGAAGGCGTATGACCGTCTTCTAGAGTTCGCTCTCCGTTCAGAACCACTTATTCGTTCTGTCGCAGACAAGCGCCCCGCACGTCAAGCAATCCCAGGCTCAACAGTAGTTCTACAGAAGTACGTTGACCTAGACGCAGTAACAGGAACACTGACAGAGACAGTTGACCCAGATGCAGTAGCACTGACAACACCAACCTCTATCACAGTAACACTTAATGAGTACGGTAACGCAGTTCTAGTAACTCGCGCATTGGAACTTTTCTCACTTGCAGATGTAGACCCAGCAATTGCTAACATCATTGCATACAACCTTGCCGATTCTATCGACACAGTTGCAATGAACACACTACGCTCAGGTTCAAACAATATCTTTGCAGGTAACGCAACAGCAGTTGCTAACGTAGATGCAGCAGATACAATTGACTCAGCAGACATCCGTAAGGCTGTTGCTAAGTTGCGTGCCAACAAGGCCAAGGGCCGTCGCGGAAGCGCATACTGGGTTGGTATTCACCCAGAAGTTTCACACGACCTTCGTGCTGAGACAGGCGACCTAGGATGGCGCTACCCACAGTCACAGTCTGCTTCAGAAGCAAGCAAGATTTGGGCTGGAGAAATTGGTGAGTACGAAGGCGCGTTCTTCGTTGAGTCATCACGTCTATACAATGCTAAGACAGGTGCAGACCAGTCAACACTAGCAACAACAGCAGTAACAGTAGCAGGAACATCAGCAGGATTTACATTCGGCGTTGCTTCATCTGCAGTTATTGCAACACGTGCTGAAGTTGGTGACAAGATTGCAGGAACAGGTATCGCTTCAGGTGCAAAGATTACTGCTATCACTACATCAGGTTCAACAACTACATTTACTGTAGACACAGCAAACACAGCAGCAGTAACAGTTTCAACAACTGTAACTGTAACTCCAGTAACACGTGTATTTAACACAATCGCATGTGGTTCACAGGCAATGGCAGAAGCCGTAGCAGAAGAGCCACACGTAGTTATTGGTAACGTAACTGATAAGTTGATGCGTTTCCGCCCAATGGGTTGGTATGGCGTACTTGGCTTCGCAGTCTACCGTGATGAGGCTCTATACCGAATCACATCTGGTTCATCAATCGCTGCTCTCTAGTAGTTAATTGACTGTAGGGCTGGGGCAACCCAGCCTTATGGTGAGTCCACTAAAGGAGGATGAATGTCTAACTGGTTATTTAAAACACCAACAGTTGAAGAAGGTCCTGCTGGCATGCACAGACTGTTTGAGTTTTATAAGTTGGACCGTGGTATATCTATTGTATTAGATACTAATGGACAGTACCAGCAAATTCGTTATCCACTTGATTCTGATTTACCAGACTATCCAGTTGTTTATCGTGGTGGATATAACTACACAGTAGACGATGCTACTAAGGCAGCACTTATTGCTGGCAATGTAGGAATAACGGAAGCGAACTTTACAGAAGTATGAGCCTACATCAGATACAGACACATCCTGAATATGTAGAAGGATGCTTTGGGTGCAAGGTTATGACCCTTGAATTAGGTACAGGTGATGCCGACTCTCGCCGTCAAAGGCCACAAAAAGCATTTAACGAAGAACTCAATGCTTACAAGGAAGCCAGAGCACAGGGTATACAACCTGGTGGTACATCAATGCAAAAGATTCGTGAAGCCGAAAAGGCTTCCGAAGTATTAGGCAAGCCATACAACTCGAACACAATGCCTGATGCAAACAAAGTAAACAAATCAACCGTAGCGGTAATGAAAGAGATAGGACAAATATAATGCCAATGGTAAACGGAAAGAAGTTCCCATATACACCTGCAGGTAAGAAGGCAGCCAAGGCATATGCCGCTGGCGAGAAGATGGAATCCAAGTCTGAAAAGATGATGGAAATGAAAAAGGGTATGAAGAAGAAGGCTGTTAAGAAGACAGCAAAGAAGATGGTTATGAAGAAGATGGGCAAGAAGAAGTAAATGGCTGCCAAAAAGAAAACGCCAGCAGAAGTTAGAGACATTCAAACACGTATTAAACCACGCAAACTTACAAAGTTTGAAGAGTTGCTAATTAAGTACAAAGGTGACATCACAAAGATTCCTGGTTGGCAGGGTGGACGAGGAACAGAATGAAAAAGCATCCTGGATTTAAAGCAGTTCAAAAAAAGATTGCTAAGAAATCTAATGTATCTATGGAAGCAGCAGGTGCAATTCTTGCATCATCTAGCCGTAAGGCTAGCGCTGCTGCTAAGAAAAAAAATCCACGTTTAAAGAAGGTTAAAGGATAATGTCAGACCCTAGACTAAAGCGAGCAGGAGTGTCAGGCTTTAACAAGCCTAAGCGCACACCAAATCATCCAACAAAATCACACGTAGTTGTGGCTAAAGAAGGCGATAAGGTTAAGACTATTCGCTTTGGTCAGCAGGGTGTTACTGGCGATAGAAAGCCAACAGCCCGTCAGAAGTCCTTTAAAGCACGTCATGCCAAGAACATTGCCAAAGGCAAGATGTCAGCAGCCTACTGGGCGGATAAAGTCAAATGGTAAAAAAGAAGGCTAAGTCTAAAGTTAATGCGGCTGGTAACTATACCAAGCCAGCAATGCGTGCTGCTTTGTTTAAGAAAATTAAAGCAGGCTCTAAGGGTGGAGACCCTGGTGAATGGTCTGCCCGTAAAGCCCAGTTGCTTGCAGTTGAGTACAAGAAAGCAGGAGGCGGTTACAAATAATGGCACTTGCTAAGTCACAAAAGTCCTTAAAGAAGTGGACAAAAGAAGAGTGGACAACCTCTGATGGTAAACCTTCCAAGGGCAAGAAAAGATATTTACCTAAGAAAGCATGGTCTGCGCTAAGCGCATCTGAAAAAGCAGCAACTAATAAGGCTAAGGCTGCTGGCAATGCAAAGGGTAAGCAGTTTGTAAAACAACCAAAGTCAATAGCAAAGAAGGCTGCGAGGTTTAGATAATGGCAGTAGGAGAAGCAGGTAGCACATTTGCTGATGAGTTAAATCGTCTTGCAAATGGTGGAACATATCCAGCACTAACAGCATATAAGTCTGAACAAGGCGCAGCCAACGCTTATGCATCTACTAGTGGACTAGGCATTATTGCTGCACTTAATATCAAGGCTAGCGCAAGTCGTCAACCTAAAGATTACAAAATGTTAAACGCTGTTTGCAATGAACTAGCAGGAACTACTGGACTATCAGCCGTTGTTGCATTAAGGAGCATAGACCTATGACAATAACACTAACGCAAATGATTGATGAAGTTCTTATTAATCTTGCAGGTTATACCTATCAGCAGGACCGCTCAACATATCTAAGAACTGCGGTAACTGGTTTAACATCTCCAAGTACCTCACCTACAATCCTATCTCTAGGGGACACAAGCAATGTGGGTAAAGGTATACTTGAGGTTGATGAAGAGTTAATGTGGATTGATTCATTTGACCGTGTTGGCAATACAGCAACTGTCTCTCCTTATGGTAGAGGCTATTTAGGCACAGAGGCTGCTACACATGCTGCGGATGCAAAGGTTACTATTGCACCTATTTTTCCACGCTATGTTGTTAAAAAGGCTATTAATGATACTATTGAAGCAGTTGGCGCTTCTATCTATGCAGTTAAGCAAACATCATTTGTTTACAATGCAGCGGTAACTACTTATGAGTTTCAAGATTTAAATATAGAAAACATTCTTACAATGTCATGGCAAGATATTGGGCCAACAAAAGAATGGATTAGAGTTCGTAGATGGACCTTTGACCCATTTGCTGACACAGCAGCATGGGGTAGCAACTCACAAACTGTAACTATTAATGATGTTATTATTCCTGGCAGAACTGTTAAGGCTATGTATGCTACACATCCAGTACCTTTCACAAGTAACTCACAGGATTTTTCTACACAGACTGGATTATCAAATACAGTTAAAGATGTAATTATTTTAGGTGCAGCCTACAGACTATTGTCTTATCTTGACCCAGCCCGTGCTGCTCAGTACAGCCCACAGGCTGATGAGATTGATTCTAAGCGTCCGTTTGGTGCATCTAACACAGCGGTACGTCAAATCTTTGGACTGTATCAACAGCGCCTTAATGAAGAAAAACAAAAGCAACTAACTCAGTACCCAGCAAGAGTTCACTACAGCCGATAGGAATATAAATGACAACTAGAAATTACTCTTCACGCTCTCAGCAATCTACGCTGACTAGTGCGGTTACTGCTGGTGCAACAACAATTGTTGTTCAGTCTGGACCTGCGTTACTTGGCGGTGCAACTATTGCAGGTGGTACAACCTTTACTTTAGTTGTTGACCCAGATACAGCCCTTGAAGAAATTGTAGATGCCACGGCGGTATCTACTAATACCTTTACAATTACCCGTGGTATTGATGGTTCATCGGCACAGGCTCACTCTGCTGGTGCGGTTGTTCGCCACATGGCTATTGGTCGTGACTACCGCGAAGCCAATACACACATTGAGGCTACTACAGGTGTTCATGGTATTTCAAATGGTTCATCAGTAGTTGGAACAACAGATACTCAGACGCTGACTAACAAGACTCTTACAAGCCCTACAATTACAAACCCAAGTATTTCTGGTGCAGGTGTAGATGCAAGCATTGTCTTTGAGGGTGCTACAGCAGATGCCTACGAAACTACTTTGACTGTAGTTGACCCTACACAGGACAACACAATCACCCTGCCTAACACAACTGGCACAGTGGTAATTGCTACAGCAACACAGACTCTTACTAACAAGACTTTAACTAGCCCAACTATTTCAGGTAGCCCAGTTATTACTGGTCTGTCATCTGTTGGTATGACAACATCATCTGCTACTCCTAAAGACTACGTAGATAGTATTTTAGGCTCAGCAACTGCAGCATCTACATCTGCTGCTAGTGCAGCCACCAGTGCTACATCCGCTGCTACAAGCGCTACAAGAGCAGCAGCATCTGCATCTGCAGCGTCTGCATCTGCTACTACTGCAGCAAATTCAGCAACTGCAGCAGCAACCAGTGCTACTTCAGCAGCAACCTCTGCTACAGCAGCGGCAACTAGTGCAACTAGCGCCGCAAATAGCGCAACTACTGCTGCTAACTCAGTGGCAACAATTGCAGGTTATGCAACTACTGCCTCTAACTCGGCAAGTGCAGCAGCGACAAGCGCTGCAAGTGCTGCAACATCTGCTGCATCTGCAGCGGCATCTACAAGCGCTGCTGCTGCTAGTGCAACTGCTGCTGCAACTAGTGCTACATCTGCTTCTAACTCTGCAACGGCTGCAGCCACATCAGCAACAAGCGCAGCCACATCTGCAACGGCTGCTGCGACTTCTGCTACTAGCGCTGCTGCAAGTGCAGCCTCGGCTGCTGCCGCAGTTGCCGCATCATTTGATGCTAAGGGTGACTTACTAGTAGGTACAGGTTTAGATGCTTTTAGCCCACTAACAGTTGCAGCAACTAATGGTTATGTACTTAGCGTTAACTCAGCAGCAGCAACAGGCTTAGCCTGGATTCCAAACGATACTGGAGACATTACTGGCGTAACCGCTGGGACTGGACTTACTGGTGGAGGAACATCAGGTACTGTCACTCTTAATGTTGATACAACTACAATTCAAGCAAGAGTTGCAAATGTAACTGATACAGAGATTGGATACCTTGATGGTGTAACCTCTGCTATTCAGACTCAGTTAGATGCTAAGGCTGCAACTGCAAACACTGTATCTACTGCTGGTGGCTCGACAATTACAGTTGCATCTGGTACAACAGTTCCACTTACTATTCAAAACAATGGTACTGGTAATTCATTTGTAGTCAACGATGTTGCTTCTGATACATCAGCACTTACTGTTGATGCGGATGGTTTAGTGTGGGTTGGCAACAATACAGACTTACCAAACATTCCTGAACTTAATATGATTGTTAGTACTGAAACTGGAGTAGGTCATTCTTTAGTTGTTAGAAAATCTAACGATGGTGGCAATTCTTCAAATATGAGTTTAGCAAAATCAAGAGGAACAAACTCATCACCAACAACTGTACAAAGTTCTGATGGCATTGGCGCTTATTGTTTCCACGCTTATGATGGTACTAATTATTTACAAGTAGCATCAATATCTGCTACTGTTGATGGTACACCTGGTACTAATGATATGCCTACTAGATTAAACTTTGCAACAACTGCTGATGGCGCTGCTGCACATACTGAGCGTATGCGTATTGACTCAACTGGTCGTGTACAAATTGTAAACGGTGGAGTGCTAGAAGCACCAGTAGTGCAAAATGCACAGACTGGAACTACATATACATTTGTTCTTTTAGATGCTGGTAAGTTTGTTACAGCAACTAATGCGTCTGCTCAAACATACACTATTCCATTAAACTCATCTGTAGCGCTTCCCGTTGGAACTGTTATTAATTTAATTCAAGATGGTACTGGTCAAGTAACAATTGCTGCTACTAGTGGAGTAACTCTTTGGTCTAATGCTGCTACATCAAGTTCTCCTAAAACTCGTGTTCGTTACTCAGCATTGAGTCTTGTAAAAATTGGAACAGATTTTTGGTACTGCATTGGAGATATTGTTTAATGATTATCCCTGGAATATTTGCATCACAGATATCAGGAAAATTATCATCTGCATCTTATGATTCTATTGCTACCTTAAGTGGTAATGGAAGCGCAAGCCAACTTACTTTTAGTTCCATACCTAGCACATACACTCATTTACAAGTAAGGCTTATTGCTCGCGGTGTTCGCTCTTTTGCATCCGAGCAATTATACATTCGCCTAAACGGAGATGGTGGAAGCAACTATGCTTACCACTATTTATATGGTGATGAATCGGCTGGTCCACAAGTTAGTGGACAAACAAGTACAAGTACTTTTTTTGTTGCTGAAATGCCAGCAGCAAATGAAACTACTAACCTTTATTCATCACATATAGTTGATGTATTAGATTACACAAACACTAATAAAAATACTACTATGCGTTCTTGGTCGGGTTATGATAACGCTACAAGCAGTGCAAATAGTGGAAAGATATGGCTAGGTTCATCTGTTTGGATGAATACATCAGCAGTAACATCTCTTACTGTTTTGTCAAATGGTGCCTTTGCTACTAATACAAGAATTGCTTTATATGGAATTAAGGGGTAAAAATGGCATTAACATATGAACCAATTTCAACTATAACTCTTACTAGTACTGCTGGCATTATTACATTTTCTAGCATTCCGCAAACTTATACTGACCTTGTTATGATTCAATCAGCCCGAGTTACTAGCGCTTGGGACATTACTGCAATACGAATAAACAGCGTTACTACTAATTACAGTGGTGTTTACATTGAAGGAAATGGCTCGGGCGCAACTGCTGGTTCTGGTAATGCTGAAATTTCAATGCGAGCAGGTTATGTTCCAGGAACTTCATATGGAAATGAATGGTCCACTGAAATCTATAACTTCTTAAATTACTCAAACACAACAACTCTTAAGACTGGGTTAAGCAGAACTAGTTTTACTAATTCACCTTCTGGTTTTAACACTCAAGCAAAAATAACTTTAATCCCAACAACTTCTGCAATTACTCAAATTACTTCACAGACAGCAAATGGTGCTAGTTGGGCTATAGGTTCAACATTTACCCTTTACGGAATTAAGGCGGCATAATGGCGAATACATTTGATAAAATTGCTAGTGCAACAGTCGGAGTCGGTGGTGCTGCAACAATAATTTTTACTAGTATTCCACAAACTTACACAGATGTAATTGTAAAAGTTAGTGGCAGAGTAGATTCTGGA